CAGGGAACCCCTGTCGCTCACACCTTCGCACCTGCGAAGACCCAAGCGGACATGGCTCTCCTGGAAGACCGCACAGCGGGCATCTACATCGGCTATAACAAGCTGACGTTCGCTCTCATGCGGCCTGTGGGGGCTTCGAAAGAAGCTACCCGCAACCTCAAGCTCTCGATCAAGATCGAGACTCCGAAGCTGGAGACGGTGTCTAACAACACCGTTTCGGGCATTGCCCCCGCTCCGACTATCAGTTACCGCCCCGTGGTGGAGCTGATGGTTACTTTTCCGGAGCGCTGCAGTCTGCAAGACCGCAAGGATTTGCAGGCGTACATCAAGAACGTGCTGGCGAATTCGTTCGTCACCGACGCGTTCGAGAAGTACGAATTGCCGTATTAATCGGTAATTCTCTTCGAGAGGTCAAACTGCTATGAGCATCCAGGCAGCCCACAAGGTTCGCATGAACCTTGACGCACTAACGTACGCACAAAAAGTCTGGGAAGCGATGGACACTGCTGTCTCGCTGTCCTGTGCCATCCTCCTTCGGGAGGGTGAGCACAAGCAGCTTGTCAGTAAGACCGTTAATCCCCTTTCATATGTGGATCCCTTCGACTTCTTCCGTGATTACCAGGCTGTGAAGCTATTGTCCAAGTATCCGTACTTGAACACCGGCATTAACACTCAGGAAGTTGCTAAAGAGAAGTTTGATTGGGCTGAAGATCTCTGCAAGAGGACAAACGTCCGCTGGCGTATGAGAGAATCGGGTCATCATTTCGATGCCCGCGTGGAAAGCGTGATTTCTCGCGCTTCACGGAAAATTTCTCACATACTCGGCGACGTCCCTGCTCTCGAGCGGATGGACTTCAGCTTCGGACCCGGTGCTGCGTACGGGGTACGGGGGGAAACCTCCGTGTTCAATAAGGTCACAAGTGCCTTAGAGTGCACCTACGCATTTGTTGACAAGCTCCAAGATTTTCTCGAGGAGTTTCCAGGGTGGATTCCGGAAGGTGTCCACGACGTTCGCGTCGTTCCTGGTAGTCAACTAGCCTTCGTTCCCAAGGACGCTAAGACTGATCGCCCTATCTGCATCGAACCGCTTCTCAACGGTTTGTATCAAAAAGGCGTCGGTACTTACTTACGCAAAAGGTTGAAATCCTTCGGGATCAATCTTGACGACCAATCCGTCAACCAAAAGTTGGCCGAGAAGGCGTTCCGGTGTCACCTTGCTACCGTCGATTTCTCTTCGGCGAGTGACACGATTGCGTATAGGATTGTCTTGGATCTGTTACCGATTGATTGGTTTCAGTTCCTCGAAGTTGCCCGCTGCCCGCGATACCAGTATCGCGGTGAATGGTCGAACTTCCAAAAGTTCACCAGCATGGGTAACGCATACACCTTCGAGTTGGAAACCCTTATCTTCTACGCACTAGCTTACGCGTGCTGCGAAGAGTTGGGGCTCGAAGTTAGGACAGGTGAGAATCTGTCCGTGTATGGGGATGATGTCATCATCCCGCAATCCGCGTTTGACCTCTTCTCCGAGGTCACTATAGCCTGTGGATTCGCACTAAACCACGAAAAGTCCTATTCCAGTGGACCTTTCTATGAGTCGTGCGGCCATGACTATTTCCTTGGTACCCTTGTTCGTC